CGGAACTCTTATAAAATGACGTACTATCATTTGATTATCTTTAGCTTGTTATACCAGCGTGAAGAAAAAGGGAACCATCCGATTAAGAATGATTCCCCGAAAATGGTTACTTTGTATAGTTTGCTCATGGATTTTTCTTTTTAAGTATTTCAACACATTTTTTTATCCCATCATCGAAACCCTGTTTATAGCATCTAGTATATTCCCCTATAGTATATATCGTCATTGACAGAAAAAATAGAAGGATACCTACAGGCTTATACCAACCGGGAAGTGATATAGAAAACGGCTTAAATGTAATTGTGAGATCTCCAACCCATAATAGGGCGATAATACATATAATTGTAAATAATATTGTTTTCATAATCATATAAGTTTTAATGCTTCCTGTAATCCTGCTTCAAGTGCTTCTTCGTAGGTATTATAATGGATAATAGGTCTGTTAGACAATCCTACTAAGTCGTGATTCGGAATTGTTAATATATCATATATCCAATAATTTCCATACATATAGGGTATTTCGATATGCAGGTTCTTAGTTTCACGTAACCACTTTTGAGCGATGGATTGCGGAGGAACGGATAAAAATTTGTAACAATGGGGCAAAGTGGAAACATCTATAATATATTTTCTTCCTGAAAATCCTTTCTCTTTCAACAGTTCCGCTGTTTCTAATGTTACAAGTTCTTCGGTCATGGTTATTCTCCTTTCTTCTTTATTCCACTTATTCTTTTGCATTTTATTATTAGAATGTTAGTTTTTATTAGTAAGTTTGCAAAAACTCGTAATTATGGATATTGTATCTTTATTTTTATCTATCATCGCTGTATCGGTTACTGTCTATAATTGCTATAGACAATATTTTAAGAAAACGGAAGGGATTGCTTTAACTATATCTGGTGCTCTAATTGAAAATAACGAATTAAAAGTTTGTCTTCTTTATACAAACATAGGAAATCAAACTGCTACTATCACCAATGCATCTATTTTATTAGATACAAATAGTCTGGGACATTATAGTAAGGAAAACCATGCATCCATTTGTGATGGGATAACTCCATTTACCCTTTTTGAAAAAGGGCAAAAAAGCATAACGATATCTTATCGATTACCAGATTTTAAAGACTTAGATATCAATAGTATATCCATTAGGATTCTATCTGCTTATACTAACAGGGAAGGGATATTATTTAAAGATAATCATTCTGTGGGGCACTTGAGTACTAACGACACAAAAAAATGTTTTGTATGTGTTTCAACAGATACTCATAGGTTGTCTCAGAATAGAATCATTATGTCCATGCAATAATTACTATTTTCTAATCTGTTTAAATTCTGGTAAAACACCGAGATATAAGTACTGATTATCATCGGTTCTGTACACTGTGATGTAATATAATACATCGCCTTCATTTTTAATGGCATCGCATCTTTGCATAAGGTCTCTTGAGCAATATGCAGGAGGTATGATATCCGCTATGTAGTTGTATAACCTTTCGTCAATATAATCACCTGGGCACAAAAAACATCCAAATCTTTATCCTGTTTAGCTCATTGTTTAAAAGTCTTTTTCATTTCTGTTCCTGTTTTGAGGGTTATTCACTATCGTATTCTGATATGATTTCCAAAATATCGCTTTGTATTTTTTCATCAGTTAGCATGTGCTCAACTAATTCTTTTAGATGCGATGGTCTGGCTATAATACACTTCGCTATGTCATTGTTATCGGTAGCCATTATTATAATTCCACCTTCATGAGTCTTAGGTAGGCGTACTGCCATTTCTTTAGCAAATGCCTCTACGTCTTGAATAAATTGACTTTTCATATTAATTCCTTTCTATATTGTTTTACGTTAATTGATTTAAAATTTCTCTTTTGATAACTTCCCTTGAGCTAAATCTAAACAACCCTTTCTTTTGTTCCTGAAAATCCGCAATAGATATCTCATTAATGTAGTAATAGAAAGCTTCATATTCATCTGCAAAATTGCGAGAAAGGAAATTATTGGGGTGAGTGTTCATATATCTTTCAACGGCTACAATCACTCGTTTTGCATATCCGGGAAACATCTTAAACTCCAACTGCATCTGCCTGTAATTGCAGAGCGGACAACCTACACAACCATGCCGAGAAAGGTTATACGGAGCGTCGTAATACTTTGAATACGGTAAACCGCGTTCACGAATGTAATTCCAAACATCTTCTTCCGACCATGTGAGAATAGGAAGAATATGCTTCGCTCCTTTCATCCATTTTCTTGTATCACACTGCTCCGGCTCATAATCTCTTCGGTTCCTGCTCTCGGAAGCTCTCATTCCTTCAATACTTCGCTTACCAATTCCGTATCGCTCTTTCAGCTTCTCACAACAGAACCTACGTAATCGGGAAGGGAAACCTTTTTCTTCGATTAACTGAAAAAAAGATTTTTCCGGGTGTATTATCCTCACTTGCGGATAGTTTTTCTTTATAAAGCTAATCGTGCCCGGTGGATCTACTGTGGTGTTAGCGTAGATCGCATTATACTTAATGCCTGCACGTTCAGCAAGGTCAAGTATAACTACACTATCCTTACCTCCGGAGAATCCGAGTGATAGCAGATCGTCACGTTCCATACTGCGAAGAAAGTCGATTGCTTGCTGCTCTTTCTTGTTCATTTCTGTTCCGCTTTGAATTTTTTATTCATTTCTTTTTCCGTAGCTTTAACATCTTTTTTGAACCCCTCCACAAAGCTGTCAAAACAAGCTCTATGGATCTCTAAAGTACACCTTTTCATAATCGGACATACAGAACATTTTTGGCTAAGTCCGGCTGATTTCTTGGCTATTTTCGTTACGTTTTTCATTAGATTTTTAAATTAATTATTACGATTCCTTTCCGCTGCGACTTCGCTCATACACATCTTGCACCAGGAGGTGAGACATCGGTATTCCTTATCCTCATATCTGACAGTCCTGTTATAGAACCGGTGAAGCGGAAGGGAACGTCCGCAATGTGGACAAACCTTTCTTCCGGCTTCCGTACCTGCAACCGTCTTAGTTTTACGGCGTACAAGCGTACATCCCCTGCATTCATCCAGTCTGCCTTTGTACTTCCGGCATTTGTGCAGGGAGATGCGCCCGCATGGAGCGAATTTCTCGCAGTCGAATCTGGGTTCTGTATGATAGATGTTCATACGGCACTGTCCATCAAATCAAACAATGTGGGTGCGCTAACTTCCATCTCCGCCTCATACAGATATGAAAGACTGTCTTTCCAATAGTCATAATTTAGTTCAGTAGATAATCCCTTACGTTTCAGTCTGATGGCACAATAAGGTACTGTGCCGATACCTCCGAAGGGGTCAAACACCAACTCACCCTTGTTTGAATACCGTTCAATCAGTCTTTCAACGATATCGAGCTGTAAAGGGCAGATGTGGTTCTGCCGTTTCTTCTGTGACTGCTTGGTATTGAGCGTGCGCATACGGGTGACATCATCCCATATCCAATCTTTCTTGCTTACAGGGTCAACGGCCATAAATGTTTTAGGCAGCTTTCCGTATATTTCCAATTCTTCAGCGAATGATACATGTTCCTCGTAGTTATATATATGTTCACGTTCGTAGTTCCTGAACAGATGGCGTATCTTATCTATTCCGGCTCCTTTCATGTCCTCACAGCTCAATAGAGAGTTACCAGAAGATTTCCAACTTGCATGGGCATCTATCTGCCAACGGGCAAGCGAGTATTCACTCTTATTCTTTGTCACCGGCAAATCAGCATAGGCTCGTGAGGTATCAGAAGGCAACTTTCGGAAGAGAAGAACATATTCCGGGCAACCGATACCCATCTTTGAACCGTCCTTGCACATCTCTGTATATCCAAGCCGATAAGTCTGGTTGTTCTCCCTCACCACATCCGTATCCACTGTAATACGCCCCATGTAGCGGAACCCGTGCTTCAGATAATGGAACACTGTCATTTCGCTGAACGGGTCGATGGTGGGCATACCGTCACCCGTAACGTTGCCGAACAGTACACGGTCCTTTACATGGATGCAGGCCAACCGGCCGGGCTTTAAAATACGCATAAGCTCCGGGGTGAGATAGTCCATCTGCTCAAAGAACTTGCCGTTGTCTTCATTATGCCCGAAATCATTATAGGTAGGCGTATATTCGTAGTGGTTGGAGAACGGAATACTGGTTACAATCAGGTCTACCGAATTATCTTCCATCTTCTGACATTCAAGTACATTGTCATTATTGATAGCTTTCCACAGTTTGCCGGACTTCTCTTCCCGACTGGCGAACATCCAGCGCATCATCTTTTCCTCTGCCTGCAAGCCGAACAAACCGTTCTTGCGGACTATATCGGTCATCTTGGCTACCATCTGGCGGTGCTGCGCCCACTTCTGCATGAATGATTTGAATATTTCACCTTCGCTTTCGGCATACACCAAGTAAAGGTCTACGGGATGCTGCTGCATAAACCGGTAGATACGGGCTATTGCCTGAAACTTGTCATTGAAACGGTAGTCAATAAACATGATTGCCTTGTGGCAGTGGTACTGGAAGTTCAAACCCTCACCAAGCATTTCAGGTTTGGCGGCCAGATATTTCAGACGGCCGTCTTTGAAATCCGCTATCACTCTGTCGGCTTCCTCATCATCTTGCGAGCCATACACAGCCTTACATCCGGGAATTGCCTTGCAGAGTGCCTCACGTTCAGCCTCCAAGTCATGCCATAAAAGGAAATGGTCGTCTTTGTTTTCCGGGCGATTGATAATCTTTACCACACGGGCAATCTTTTCCTGCATGTTGTCCCGACGTTCCTTAGCTGCATCAGCAAGGCCTAGAGCAGCCTCACGGAACATTTTCACCTGTCCGTCACGGTCGGTGCCGGCAGTGGAGTTGTCCACACTCACGACTTCTTCATGTACCCGTAACTCTGGTAACTCATATCCTGTATCGGGATAACCTAAATCAGACGGTTTGGTGAGGAACAACGCCCATGTACTTACCCATAACCAGAATTCCTTCTCCTTGTGGGGATAGAGGGTAAGATTGTTCGCCTTCGTGCTGTCACGCTGGAAGAACCTTGTAAGTGCCTGCCCGGTATCCATCACTCCAAGGTAGCCGGCATAGTGTATCAGTTCCTTGTATCTGTTGGGTGATGGCGTGGCAGTGGCAACAAACCTGTACGGAACTTCTGCAAACAGAGGAAGAAACTCCTGATAGGTCTTGGTTCCGAATCCACGTAACACGCTCGCTTCATCCAATGAGGTAACGGTAAAGTAGGAAGGTTCTATTCTTATTCCGTCCTCGCCGTCACGGACACGTTCATAGTTTGTCACCATGATATTGGTCGGACATTGCTTCACCTCCTGCATAGTACGTACATAGGTCACTTTCATACCCAGATGCTTTTCGGCCTGTGTCAGGAACTCCACTACTACACGCTTGGGGCAAACTATCAACCCTTTGCCTCCTGTGCGGTTCAGGATCACCCGCAGTATCTCCAACTGGGTTACGGTTTTCTGCATACCGAAGCTGGAGAATATCGCCCTGCAACCGCCGGAAATAGCCCAACGTACTGTATCTTTCACATGAGGGTATAAATACGGGGAAATTTCTTCCGGTCTGACTTCAAACCCAGTCTGATGGCTGATTGCCATCTTGTCTTTCAAAAATTCTATATAATCTTTCATTATGCTATTCTTTTGTTGATTTCTCCTTTCTAAACAGGTGGCTGAACGCATTATCCAAATCCAAGTCCAGATTCAGTTTGGACGGGAAAGATTTAATGTATTCGTACATCTTATAAGCGAGGTTGTCATCATCACCGCACCTATCAATCAGTGTGAGCAACATGGCGTTCACCATGTCAGAATCATTGCCGAAGTTTTCCTGAGTGGATTCGCTGCAATGATTCACATCACTTTTCAATCTCTTTATTGCGGCTATGGCTGTGTTGAAGTTTCTTTTTGAATCGTGCCGCAATTCAAAGCCT